GCTGGCGGCGGTGCTGGCGGCGTAGCTGGCGGCGTCGCTGGCGGCGTCGCTGGCGGCGTAGCTGGCGGTGCTGGCGGCGGTGCTGGCGGCGTAGCTGGCGGCGACGCTGGCGGCGTCGCTGGCGGAGTTGGCGGCGAAGCGGGCGGCGACGCTGGCGGAGTTGGCGGCGAAGCGGGCGGCGACGCTGGCGGAGCCGGCGGCGAAGCGGGCGGCGACGCTGGCGGAGCCGGCGGCGTCGCTGGCGGCGTCGCTGGCGGCGTAGCTGGCGGTGCTGGCGGCGTAGCTGGCGGCGTCGCTGGCGGCGTAGCTGGCGGTGCGGGCGGCGGACTCCGTGCCCTTCTCCTCACATTCGACCGCAGCCTTTTCAAGGGCGACGACGTGATCCTTGTTGGGATGGATACTTGCCGCCGAGCGAAGCGCAATTGGCACGAGCTTGCGAATTACCAACTGAGAAACGATGCCGGCAAACTTCACGTCGTCGACAGCATCCTTGCTCCCAAGTTGAGCGATCGCCACACGTCGCATACCGGCCGCCCGTGCCGCGGGGCTCGACCAACCGGAATCGTTCAACCGGATTTTGGCGGCGCGGACCGCGGCAGAGACGCAGGGCGGATTATCGGAATGGGGGATTCCCATCGCATAGCAAACTGCCGCCTCGACGCACATCTTGCCGGGCTCCGGCGAGCCCAGGCCGCAAACAAGGCCGGCGTCGACGATGCCGAGAACCTTCTTTGCCAAAGAACGATTCATTGCGGGTTTCCTGACCATAATTGACGTCTCCATAAAAAGGCGCAGAGTGTCCGCGTGTCGCACGCGATGAATCGCTTTGCGCGGTATGTGATTCAAAAGTTTTCACTTAAAGACACGGGATGGAATTGCACCATCTTCTCTACACTAGACCGCCGAAAGCGGCCCCGATCGGGCAAAGTCGGCCTTGCGGGTTAAGAGCCCGCCGTGCATATCTCCCCGGCAAGGGAGTGCCCTAGATTACGCCCCCGACGGGTTGCCGCCCGTCGAGTGCGGTGCGCGTCACTGTCCGCGCCGCCGTGTCGTTTGATTTAATCGAGGGGTGCGGGGTCGAACCGCAAGGCCGCGCGAGCCCTGTCGCCTACCCAACCGCTCGCGTCGATATCTACGCAAAGCGCGCTATTGGGTGACACACCCTCGTTTCATGGGCCCGGCCTTCCATCCTTGGCCGCATCCGTGCCGGCCGGGCCCATAGCGATTCCGTTCGCCTATCCAGCCATGATTATGTTTTTTGCGATTAAGGTTTGCCCGCCTACCGCCGCTTGGGCTTTGCGGAGCTCAGTTTCGTAAACCTGATAGTCTAGTTTGAGCTCGTAAGGAATCTGCCAGCGGCACCCGCCGGGATGGGCTGGCCGTTTTTGGGTGTAGAGGGCGCGCTCCCCCGACCCGACGCCGTGGGTTGTCTTGGCGTCACCCTTCAATTCCTTTTTCGTGGTGAAGTTTTTGTAGGCCGCAAAGAGGATGCAATCGGCCCACCGCATAAGGTAGTTAGCGGCGCGGTCCTGAATGTCGAGAATCCAAGTATCGTAGGGATCGTTCATTGGATCGTTGAACGTCTTAGGTTTGCAATGCCCGATGAGGGAGATTGTCATTCCGCGTTCGTTGCGGAGGGCGTCGAGGCCGTCGGTAAGCTCTCGCCACCACTTCAAGGATTCCACGTATCCCTTGCCAAAGCCACCCAACACCCGCTCGATGGATTGTGCCCCATGGCTCCGGCAGCACGCATCCCAAATCAGCGGCTCCAGGGACGAAACCGAGTCAATGGCGAGGTGAGTGTATTCGTGCTCTCCCTGGTACAGCGCCACGATCGCTTCCATAACCTCTTCAAAGGATATCATCGTGGGGAACGCCTTGGGGGCGACGGCGTCCAAGCCCTCTTCGCCTTTGATCGGCAGAAAAATCGTGCCCGGCTTACCGTTGCAAAAGGTCGACTTGCCAACCTTCTCAAGGCCCAATACGAGGTTGCGAACGGCCGACGATGCGACCTTTTGGGATATGGATTCCAAAGTGATAGCCATGCGCGTAGCGCCTCCGTTTGTCGCTTTTATGGTTGACTAGAACGACATTTGATGTAGAATTTTACGTCACCGACACGTTGCCGTCGGTTAATATGTTAGTGACCTTTTGTTCATTAAGTTGTGATAAATGTATCAGTGTTTCGGATGCTGTCAACAGCAGGGCACAGCTTTTCTTGTTTTTTATTTTGAAGGGATAGGGTAATCGCATGCCGAACAAGGGGTTAGAAGAGCAAAAAAAAGATGCAACCACAGTGACGAGGTTCAACATCTCGCGGAACGCTATCGAAGCGGCATCGCGGGTCGCTGAGGATCGCGGTATGTCGCAATTAGAGGTTATGTCGAGATTTGTAACGTTTATGTCCACGGTGGCACCTAAAGACTTGCAGGCTGTCGCCCTGGGGCACATATCCCCTCGTCTTATGAAAATGGCCTTGCTGGACCTTGCCTCTCAACTGAAAGACTAGGCTTGCCGTCTCAAAATCTTCCTTGCCTGGGCGGCCGCCATGTCGATATGCGCGCCGCCCACAGCGTGGAATAGATCGCGGTCGCCTTCTAGGCCGGCGAGCAGCCGGTTGGCACGGAGGATAAGGCGGGCGACAGCGGCGGCCCTTTTGTTGGAAGCGTTTTTCGTGCGCGCGGAACGGGCGGGATGGGTCTTAGCCATGTGGGTAACTCCTCTTGACGATGTGGCGGGGAGGGGCTAAGGTGAGAGTGCTAGCTTCCGCCTTGGCCCTCCGGCCGGGGCTGTAAAATTCGCCCGTCGGCTCCAACCGGCGGGCGTTTTGTTTTTGCGGTTTATCCTTTGGTACATCGTAAGGTGTGGCGATATGGTAAAGTCACGCCTTACTAAGGTCAAGGTTTATTATCGGCACACCTTCCACGGGGTTAGCATGAAACTTCGGAAAATACGCGTTTCAGGGCGGCGGCCGATGGCCAAATGGAAAGACTACCGCACGGCCGTGCGGGAAAGCCTTCACAGAAAGTCGAAGTCGACATATTGGCTGTCTAACCAGCTTGGCGACGCCGTTACGCGACAACACTTGTATGCTTATCTCCGAGGTGAAACCGGAATAAGTCTGGAAGTCCAAGCCAAGATCAACGACATACTCGGCCTTCGCTTCACCGACGAGCCCGGCCCTTAGACCCTTCTCCACGTTCACTTCTCCGGAAAACTTGTTGCTCTACCATGGGACGTCGCGCCCACTTTGTGCGCACACGAACACACCTAACACCCACCTAATGTAATGGAAGCGCCCTACTTAACGCAAAAAGATTCTCGGCACTTCAAACCCAACCCTTGCCAAGTTGTGCGCGCAATTGCGAATAATTCGGACCCCGACGCACCTTGAGGGGGGGGTTTTAGGTTATATGCGCATTTTGCGCAGTGGCCATGTCGAAAACTAAATCGACCCCGCGGGTACGACTTACGTGCAAAAACAGGTAATTAGCGCGCATTCCGAAGAAACAACCTTCCGCCCCAAGGTTTTTATGTTTTCCCCATTCTCTCCATTAAGCCCTCAGCGGCCGATTTCAAAAATGTATGATAATATATAATAATATTATATAACTATAGTATTTATAAGGGTTTAGTTTTCAGCAGAGTTATCAGCATCCCTGCGCAAATAACTCCTCCCGCCGCTCCGCAAAGATTCGCAAATATGATTTGTTCACACCTCCCACAAGCCGAGCTCGGCTATGTATCATACGGCTATGCGATGTGAACAATTATTCATGTAAGGATGAACAATGCTACACGCCACGGAAGGCAGCCCCCAAACCGCAACGCTCCGGCTACCCGGCCTTATCCGCGTTTCGGGTGAACCCGTCCGCTATCAAAACGCCGCCTTTCCCACCTTACCAGACGGCTCCCTCGTCGCCCCCCTCGCTACGTGCGTGTGCGCCCAGTGCGGCCACGGTTACGCCGCCCTTATGACGGACGCCGCCGACGACGTGAAGGCCGGCGTCCCCATCGACGACGCCTACTTTAAGCCCCGCAAATGTGCGGAGTGCCGGCTCGGCGATTGGATGCTCGATCCCGCCCACCAGGTTTTCCGCGACGGTGCCGGCGCGGCCTACGTCGACGACCTCGAATTCTTCATTTCCACCATGTCGAGCCGGCGGGACAACTCCGGCCGAAAATCCGTCGCCCGAATCACGTACTAACCGGCTTGCCGCCGAATTCCTAAACCCCCAACCACCGGAGAAACTATGCACTCTTTTAAGCTTCTCAAATCCACCATCTTTCGGAAGACGGCCGCCGCACTCGTCGCAATGGGCGGGGCGGTCGACCGGTCGCTTGCCCCGATCGGAACGGTACGGCGTCGCCTTGCCGAAGATGCCGCCCGTAAGGCCCTCAAGGCGTACGCCCGGCACGGCGAGAATTCCTACCAGTACCAACGGGCGATTCGTTCGCGCTGGCTTGTCGTCTCCCCCTCGACCTTTGCGACGCGCGCCGCGGGAAACGCCGAACGCCGGAGGGCCGCGGCATGATCGCACCCGCCACGGCCTACGCCGGGGAATCCCCCCAGGCCGATCCTGGCGGGCCGTCGCCCATCGTCGACGCCCTCGCAATCCTAATCCTCATCCTCGCCATCCTCGCCGCCGAATACGGCCGCCCTCATCGAGTCGCCGCCCCCGCCGGCCCATTGCTTCCGTCTTCCATGATCGGTCACTAGCGACGCAACGAAGGGCCTTCACCTATGAACGATGAACCCGCAAACAACCTAGCTTTCGTGCGAGTGCTCATCGGCGACGAAGCGCTAAAGATTCTCGCCAAACACGTTATCGAGGGCACGAGCGTACGCGACCTCGCCGAACAACTCGGCCTTCCCAAAAGCACCATCCACGACCGGCTCCGGCGAGTGCAAGCCACCCTCGAACGCCACGGGCTTTGGCCCATCGTCGACCGTGGTCTTAGCACGCGGAGGAAAGAGCCGCCGGCTCCATCGCCCAGCACGGCCGCCGATTTCGTTGTGGGCGATCAAAAAGCCTTCCCGTTTTTCGACGGCTACCTATCACGCTCGCAATGGCGTTTCGCTGCAAACACTGGCACCCCCCCTACCGAAGGAAACAACCAATGAAGGCCAAGGTCTTTTTCGGAAATGTCATCGCCCGAAACGTAAACGGCAAGTGCACTTGCGAGCCGTGCTTTTACATCGGCGACAGCGTCGACGAAGCGTCCGGTTGGGCCGCACGCACCGTGAGGGAGAAGCCTGAATACAGCGGCCCGAATTGGTTCGGTTTTGACACGATCATGCGGGAAGTGCCCGCGAAATATATCGACGACATTAAAAACTTTTGCTGAGGAATCCCCATGTTCCATACTGGCCTAGTCGCCCTCTCCATTGCCCTACTCGCTTCGCTCGCTCTCGCGGAGAAGACGCATTCTCCAAACCGCGTCGACGCCTTGCTTGACGCCATTCGCATCGTTGAAACCGGCGGGGCGAATGATCCCGCACACGCTGTCGGCGACGGTGGGCGGAGTCGGGGTTGGTACCAAATCAGCCGGCCATATTACGACGAGGCCGCCCCCCTTGTGCCCGGCGTGCCGGCATACGAAATCGCCGTCGCCGATCGCACTTGGGCCGGCCTCATCGTCGAGGCGTATTGGCGTCGGAACGCCCCCGCCGCCCTCCGCGCCGCCGACTTGCAAACCCTCGCGCGCGTCCACAACGGCGGCCCCATGGGGGCACACAAGCGGGCGACGGTGGCGTATTGGGATCGCGTCCGACGAGTGCTTGCCGCGGAGGGCGTGCGATGCGCAGCGTAATTCGCGCCGAGCCTCTATGGCCGTGGGGTGAGGGGAGCGAGTGCGACGACGACGACGAACCGGAGGAAATCTAAAGGGGGATAGCCCCAAAAATGTTGGGGCGACAAATCGCCGCACCGCATCCGACATGTGCTTGTTTTTTGGAACCGATTTACCCCTTTTAGTGAGCCCGGACAGTCGGCCGGCTGGATGGGGAAACGCCCAAAAACTGAACGTTTAAACACCTTGCAACGGAGTGCACCCCATGAAACCCACACCCTGCGCCGAGTGCGGCGCGAAACACGGCCACTACTTCACTTGCTCCCAATGGGCGGCCGCCCTAATGGCCGCCGCTAGCGACGCCTCCGCCGTAGTCGAATCTCCGGCCGTCCCCACTGCCACGGGCTCGCCAGCGGGCACGCCCGGCCCCTTCGCGGTGCCCCTTACGCTCGCGGGCCTTCGGCTCGCAAACGCCTCGCGGGCTCCGCGGTGGCGGCGAGGCGGGCCGCCTAGCTCCCTTGAATACGCCCTCATGGAATTGGGGGGCGAGGTCGGCGAGGCGCAGAATGCGGCGAAAAAACTTATTCGCTTCCGCAACGGCTGGGCGGGGGGTTCGGACGCCCGCGAAAATCTCGCCGAGGAGCTCGCCGACACGGTTATTTGCGCCGACCTTGCGGCCATGAAAGAGGGGATCGACTTGGGGGCCGCCGTCGTCGCGAAGTTTAACGCGACGAGCGACAAATACGGATTCCCCGAACGCCTCGCCCTTGCTCCCCAAACGACGGAAAGCGTAGATCGTTTAAACGGCGCGGCGCCACGACTCTCGCCGGAGTTGGCGGAATCCCTCGACGAGCTCGCGGCCGCGCTCCCGCAGGGTAAGCGGGCCGCACGCCGGCCCAGCCTCGTGGCGTGGGCGGTAGCAGCGATCGGCGGGGCTCTCGATTGGTACCGCGCGGGGCGGAAGGCGGTGACGCAATGACACGGGAGGAATTGCGACAGGCGGCCGCGGCGCATGCGGCGGAGTTTTGGCCGAAGAGCCCCCTTGCGTTGCAAGTGCTTATGCGATTCGCCGACGCCGTGGGCGACAAGCTCGCGGCGTCGGCGGCCCAGGCGAACAAGGTGCCGATTGTTTCTGACGCAAACGGCAAATGTTGCGGCGAGCTCGGCCCGCGGGGCTCTTGGTGTACCCGGATGCCGGGCCACACGGGCGAGCATATCGCGGCAACGTGCGACACCGTTTGTGAGCGGTGGCTCGACGAGCCGGCCGTCGATGAATGCGGCGAGTGTCGCCGGGCCTGGGAGTTCGCAAGCGCGGAGTATGCGGCCGGGGGCTCGCCCTCGTCTCCGCCGATTCGGTGCACCCACCGACGGCGCTTTGCGCCGTGCTCTGGATAGGCGATCGCGCCGGACACTTTCAACCCTAGTACGAGAGATAGCGTCGCGGCCGTCGATGGGGGGACGGCCGCGACGCCTCGAATTTTATTTCCCGAAAATTTGGAGCTCCCACTATGAAGCGTCGCAAGCTTGCCGTCGCGTTGTTCGCCCTCGTCTTCGCTCTTGCCGGTGCCGGCCTTGCTTCGGTTCCCGGTTGCTCCATTACCCCCGCCGGCGTCGCCACCTCGCAACCGGGCCTCAACACTGCTAAGGCCGTGCTCGCCGCGCGCGAAACTTACCAGCTCGTTATGTCGCAACTCGTGCTCTTGCGCCAGCAGGGGCAGATTGACGACAACACCGCCCTCGCAATCGACGCCGTGCACACCGTCTACCTCGCCGCCCTCGACCGCGCTACCGCGGCCGTGCTCGCCGGAAAGGACGTCGACGCCACGGATGCGATCGCTGTGCTTAATGACGCGCTCGCCGAGCTCACGAAATACCTCGTTAACGCAAAGGAACCCAAGGCATGAATACCGCACTCATCATCGCCGGCATTGAGGCCGGCTCGGCCCTCGTGCAAAGCCTCTTGCAAATCGCGGCCGCACACAACGCCGCGGCCTCTACCTCCGATAGCGAGCGCGCCGCCGTGCTCGCCGCAATTGAAAAACTCCACCCCGCCAACGATGCCCTTGCCTCGCAGTGGCGGGCGCTATTGCCCGCGGTGGCGAAGTAACCAACTGATCGCGTAACCCAAACCCACGGACGGGAGCCCAGGCATGGACGCCGACACCCTCTATATTTTTGTGAACGGTATCCGGTGCCGGCCCTCCGATGCGGCCGAGTGGGAATGCCGCGCGACGGATTTCGTTGAAAACAACCGACTCGGCTACGCCGAGGCTTATCGGTATGGATGCCCGGCCGTGCTCCGGTGGGCGCTTCAGCCTATCTATGTGCACAATGTTGCCGCGCTGCTGCGCCGGCGATCGCCGTACTACCCGCGGATTGTCGCGGCCGGGCATTCCAACGGTTGCGATATCCTTTGCCAAGTTCTCCGGAAAAACGCGGATTTGCGCGTTGACGAGTTGCACCTTGTCGCCGCGGCGACGCCGTCGGACTTCGACACGAACGGGCTTAACGACGCAATCGGCGGGGGGCAGGTTAAGCGGGTGCACTTGTATTGTTCGCCCGTCGATAGGGCCCTGGAATTCGCCAAGCTTTCCGGTGGCGTGCTTTCGGCCCTGGGCTTTGGTGGCGATTGGGTCTACGGCGACCTGGGGCGGGAGGGGCCGCGCAATCAAACCGACTACGCCCGCGCCCGCACGGTTGTTACGTGGGAGCGATACGGGCACTCCGAATGGGTTAACGAGCACTTCGCCGATTTGATCGGCGCTATCACGGGGGGCGGATGCGATGAATCGCAACACGGGTAGCCGTTTCCATCTTGAGCCATTGGAGCGACGGGAGTTTTTGGCGGCCGACGTCGGCGCAATCTCTCTTCCTGGGGCCGGCCCCGCTATTGCTGTCGATGCGGACGCGAACGGACGTAAGCTAATACCGCTATTGCTTGTCGACGAGTCCGCTAGCGGCCCCTCTGGTCGCGGCGCGGTTGTTACCGATTCCTCCCTCGTCATTCAGCGGGGGGCCGACGCGAGCGGGCGATATGTCCTTAACTGGCTGGGTCGGTCGATCGTGGGCCACCTCAAGCCCCACGTCGTCTTACATTTTGAAACGGCATGGGTGTACGACCCGACCGCCACGACCCCGATGCCTACACCAACCCCCGCGCCTGCGCCGTCGCCGGCCCCCGATCCCACCCCGCCCCCGACCCCGGACCCAACTCCGTCGCCGGTGCCAGACCCGCAACCGATACCAATGCCCCCGCCGGTACCCCCTCCCGATCCCATGCCCACGCCGCCGCCGGCTCCCTCGACGAAGCCAGCGCCAAACCCTTACCCCGACGGAACGCGAATCGGGAATGACGTGTGGCCGCCCCAGCCGACCGGCGGTAGTGGGTTGACCGTGTACAGCGGCGCGACGCTTTGGGGTGACAACGGCACACCCGATCAAAGCGACTTTGTGCAGGAATGGCGGGGCGATTGCTACGCCTACGCCTCGTGGCGCGCGGATACATCCGCCGCGGCCGCCCAGGTGTCGGCAGACTCGCTTCCCGGTTGGTACGTGGTGACGTTTAACCAAAACGGCCGCGTAACCCGCGTGCACGTCGACACCCGTTTTCCCGCGGAGTTGCGTCCGACGGCCGGCGGTGCAATCGGCGGGATCGTGCTTGAAAAGGCGCTCGTTACGCTCCGCGGCGGCACGTCGTGGGAATCGCTCGATTGGGGATTGCCCGACGCCGTGCTTTTCGCGGAGGGCCGCGACATCGTTACTCAATACACGTCGCTCGCCGGTGCCGCCGCGACGTGGACGTTTTTAACGACCGCCCTCGCCGACGGAAAACCTCTCGTGAATTGCACCAACGCTAGCACGTCGACGCTCGTTAGCCGGCATTGCTACACGGTCGACGGCGCATGGATTGACGCGGATGGCGTCGGGTGGGTGCACCTCAATAACCCGTGGGGTTACAACGACGCGACCGTAACCCTGGACCAATATCGTGCGGATACATCGTCGACGACGGCAGGCTTATAGCTGAGAAATTCTCGGACAGTCCCGGACATAGTTTGAAAGCATACATAGTTCGGAGCGAGCAAAATGAATTTAATTAACATCCTCGCGAACCCGCCCTATTGCGACCTCTCCGACGAGGCTGCCTTTGCTTCGCTGAGTGTGCCGACAAAAACGCCGCGGGCCGATCGGATTACCATTACGGCTCTTGCGGCCGGAAATGTGTGGGGTTTTGAGAAGACGGCGGCGTTCGAGAACGCCATGCAGGCCGCCGCCGACGCGGGAAATGCTAATGCTCGCACGCTCCTTTCGATGCTCCGCGGCGCGGGCCTTTCGCCAAGCGACCCCCAGGCCGCCGCTCTCGCCCCCGCATTCGTCGCAATGGGTAACGGATCAATCACGGACGACGACGTGTCCATGGCTCTCTATTCCTCGATTTCCTACCCCGCGGGCGATGCGTTTCCGCCGACGATGGAGGATATTCAGGCGGCTCGTGCCCGGCTTGTTCCGATCATGCTTTTGGAGCAAGCCAACCGCGATCGCTATAACGCCGCCGCCGAACGCCTCGCCAATCTTTGCACGTCGGTCGATCCGGTTCCCGCCACGATTTCCGAAGTCGACGCGATGGGGGAAGGCTAATGGCAACGAAATACCTCTCTGCCAATGCCGCCCTGTCCGCGGCCGTCTGGTGGACGACCAGCGGGGGCAGCACGACAACCAGCGCGCCGGGCGTGGGCGATGATGCAGACCTCAACGCCCACACGCTCACAGTCGATCAGACGATGACGTGCGACAACATCGTCGGCTCGGGCACGTTGGCGATAAGCGGCAGTCGAACGATCAACGCCAATCTGGGCAACACCAGCAGTGCGTGGGCTTGCACGCTGGGGGCAGTTACCTTGACGGTCAATGGAAACATTGTCGGATGCAGCGTCACCGCAAGCCGCATCACGCTTGGCGGATCGACGAGCACTTTGAACGTCACGGGGAACGTAACTGGAGGCACTGGCAGCAACACATATACGCTATTCAATAGCGGTGGCACCATCTCTATTACGGGGGACGTTACACCGACAGCCTCATTCACCCACGGTGTTTTCAACCAAGGCACCCTCACCGTGACCGGCACTGTTTATGGGTTAGGAAACGGTCATGGAATCTTCCAAAACACGAACACACCAATAGTCATCAACGGCAATGTTTCAGGCGGGGACGCGCTGACTTATTCCACTGGCAGCGCGACGCTTAACGGCAATGTCACCGGCGGATCAGCCGGCACGATACGCATCAGCGGCGGGACACTTACCATCAACGGCGGAACCATTACGGCAGGGACTGCCACAGCGGCCCATGGAATAGCGTTCCAAGGAGGCGTGCTGAATATGACAGGCGTTATCACCACGGTCGGGGCATTTCAGAACGGACTCCCGCAAAATGCAGCTTACGGCATCCTTTTAACTGGCGGTACTGTTAACTTCACTGGCAATTTGATTGAAGGAAACACCACGCCTGTTTCTCGCTCCGCCGGCACCTTCAACTATACGCCCGCCGCCGGCCAAAGTGCCATCATCGGCGGGACGACGCTGGTAGCGGGCGGCGGCGGAAATGTAATTATTATCGAGGAAGATTAAGCATGGCTCGCGAAATGATTGCCAAAGGGAAAACCGGCAAGCCCCTCGAATTTACATTCCGAAGCACAACCGACGGGCAGCCGAAAACCGGCGTTGCTTATTCGGCGGTAACGGTCAAGTGCACTCGCAACGGCGCGTCCTCCCAAACATCATTGTCCCCTGTGTCCGGAACGCTTGGAACCTACGTCGCGAACGGATGGGCCGAATTCGGCACGAGCGGCCAGTACCAGTTTTACCCCGACAACACCAACGCCGTATTTGCATCGGGCGTGGATTCCGTTGTTTTCACCTTCAGCGCCAGCGGTTGCATCACGAAGGAAATGACCTATCAGCTTACGTCCGTCGATTTGCAGGATGCCACCGCGGCGGGCATTGGCCGACTTGACGCAAGCGTGTCTAGCCGGCTCGCCCCGACGACGTCGGGCCGCACCCTCGACGTCGACTCTAATCATAAGGCCCCCGCCACCGTTGCGACCGGCGACGCCGCGGACCTAACCTCCGCACGACTCGGCTACATTGACGGCCTTGCCACCACAAACGCCCGCGTAGACGTCGCGGTGTCGAGCCGCGGCACCTCGACGCTTACTACGTCGGATATCCCCACCGCGTCGACAATTGCGGGCGCGGTGGCTACAGCTATCCTTGCCAATACGTCGAACAAACTTGCGACCGATGGAAGCGGGCGAGTGACGGTGGGCACCAACTCGGACAAGGGCGGATACTCTCTGTCGACCGCCGCGAACGATGCAATTGCGGCGGCCGTTGAATCGGCGATTATGAATGAGGCCGACGGCCAGGCCGTGCTCGCGGCGATCGTCGCCAAGATTAACGCCGTCGATACGGACCTTTCCGGCCTTAGCATTGCGGCCATTACATCCGCCGTGCAATCTGCAATTGAGCGGGGTGGCGGAATGCTCGCCCTTACCAAAGCCCAGGCCGACAAAATCGGAACGGATAGCGGCGACGGCCCCGCGGCGCAAACCGCGCAAGGCCGCGTGGCTACGATCCATGGCAAGTTGCCGGCCGGGGGTATCGGCGACGCAACGGAAGCGGCTGCCACCAGCAACAAATCGACATTGCTTACGGCCGTCGGATCGCCGATGCAGGCGGGTGCGGCTGTCGCGCTCGCAACCGATCAGCCCAACTACGCCCCGGCCAAAGCTGGCGACGCCATGTCGCTTACGTCAGCCTATGAAGCGGCTAAAACGGCGGCAAGCCAATCGAGTGTTGCCGCCCTGGGCTCCCCCATGCAGGCCGGGTCCGCCGTTTCCCTTGCCGCTACACAAAACCTCTACGCACCGGCGAAGGCCGGCGACGCCATGACTCTAACCGCTGGCGAGCGCACCGCATCCGCTGGCGTGTTTTGGAGCACGCTGAACACGATCACGCTCGCGGCCGGCAGCTTTGGTGCGACGCTTAAGACGATGCTTGCCGACTTTGCAAATATGATTTCGGACTCTGGCACCTCGACGCCGAAACTTACGGAGGATGCCGTTAGCAATGTCACTGTCGCCGCGGGCGGTGGCGCTTCGGCCGATGCTCTCGCCTCCGCCGTTTGGGCGCACGACGACGGGGCCGCGGTTTCCTCCGGCGTCGCGGCGATCGAAAACCAAATTGTCCAGGCGGGCGGGGTTACCGCGACGGTTACGACTCCGCTCGCGAGCGATGGCCGGATTGAGATTGTGCAGGGAGACGACTACCGCGCCGCCGATGGCCGGGCGATCGTGTTTACCTTTACCGGGATGCCCTCGCTTGTCGGGTCGACGGTCGACCTCGTGCTCTCCTCAGTGTCGGACGATTCAACCGTTAGTGTGGCGGGTTCCGTTTTGTCGTCGGGTACGGTTTCCTTTGACCTTGCCGCCGACGTTACAGCCGGTCTTTGGGACGGCGACGACGCCTATACCTACGCGGTGCGGGCAACCCTCGCCAACGGCCGCAAGTTTACTCCCCAGCTAGGCGTCGCCGACGTACGAAAGTAAAAACATTGCGAATCGACTACCTCGCCAAAACGAAGCGGCTGCCCGCTTTGCAAACCGACACCGCTCGCATGATCCGGCGGCACCGGGATAGGCCGGTTCACCGCCGGATCATTTGCGACTACCGCAATGCCCACCCCTTATGCCAGCGGTGCATCGGAGAGGGCCGCACAACCGGCACCGCGGAGATTCACCATATCCAGCCCGTCGCGGATGGCGGTGCGACGGAGGGCGCAAATTTGCTCGCCCTTTGTTTGGAGTGCCACGCCAGCATTACCGCCGTCCCCAGGGATGTACAGAGAACGTTTAAACGGTTTTGAACCGATGAGCACTACCCCCAGCAATTCGACTCGGATGCCCGGCCACCTGGGAAAGCTCGGCAAGGTTAAGTGGCGAGAGCTCGTCGCCAAGCTTGCCGGTAAGCCGTTCGAGGTGGACGCGCTCGCGATGCTTTGCCATTCGTGGGACGTGTACCTTACGGCCCAGGCCGACATAGCGAAAAACGGAATCACCTACCGCGACACAAAAAACGGCCGCGTCTGGAACAACCCGGCCATTCAGACAAGCGACCTCGCGCATAAACAAATCGTGAAGCTCTCGAAACAGCTCGGCCTTTGGGATGGCGGCGACGATGAGAGCGGATTGGACATGCCCGAATGACGAGCCAGAATTACATGCGCACCGCGTCGGATGCCCAGGCCGTCGCGGAGGGTTGCTATTTCGACGAGGCAAAGGCGGCGAAGGCGATCGCGTGGATTGAGAACACGTTGGGCCTCAGTCTCTACGAATGGCAGCGGGACGTTTACCGCATGTACTTCGGGTGGCGTCTTCCCGATGGCGGATACCGATTTACCAAAATCAACGTGTGGATTCCGAAGAAAAACGGCAAATCGTGGTGGGTGTCCAGCCTCTTAGGATACAAGCTTTTCGAGCTCAAAAACGCACGCATCTATTCCATTGCGTTTTGCGCCAAACAAGCGGCGATCGTGATGGACGAATTGATAAAGATGTGCAAGCGGTCGAAAAAGCTTCGCCCGCTTATGGCCCCGCGTACGGGGAAGCTCGCCGCGTTTTGCACACCCTTCCGCCGCGACTTCACCAACAAAATCACCGGCTCGAAATACGACGCGCTCGCCGACAACATCCAGGCAAACGACGGCATTATCCCCGACGTGCTCGTGTTCGATGAAATCCACCGGATGAAAAACAAGCAAGTCGACGTCGTCGACGGCTCGACAAGCAACAACCCCACCGCTCTTAAGGTCATTATTTCGACGGCAGGGAGCGGCGACAAAACGCACCGGAGCCACCAAAAATACGAATACACGAAAAAAGTTTTGTCGGGTGAGGTTATCGACACCCAACTATTGCCCGTGGTGTACGAGTGCCCGGACGCATCGAAGCTTAAGGGTGAGGAGATATACGATTTAGACTTGCTCGTTTCGTGCAACCCGGTGTTGCAGGAAGTGCCGGCCAAACGCGAGCAAGCGGCGAAAGAAGTCGAGGAAGCCCGCCGAATGCGCAACGATGCGTATTGGCGGCGATTCAGATTGAACCAATGGATTTCCGAAGACGGGGACGCCTACCTTGACGGCGAGGTATACGCCGCGTGTGAAGTCGAGCCGATGGGCGAGGACAAGCTCGCCGGTGCCGAATGCTATGTGGGGCTCGACAAGAGCGCCGGGGCTTGGGACTTTACCGCCCTTACCGCTCTCTTCCCGATGGACGACGGCCGCCTGTACGAGCGGCATTGGACTTTCGCCCATGCCGACCGCATCGCCGATATGGCCGAACGCGACGACTTGGACTATACGCCCTACGTTGATGCCGGCGAGCTCGTGCTTATTCCGGCGGAGGCTGTCGCCGATGAGTGGCTTTACGAGTGGGCAAAGGCGACGTTTGCGGCCTACCGGGTGAAGCAAATCGCCGGCGATCCCTACGGAGCGGCCTACCTTTTGGAACGGTGGAAGGCCGACGGCCATGAGGTTGTGGCTGTCCAGCAATCAAACAACCGACTTCTCTCGCCGGTCATACAGGACTATGCGGAGCGGGTACAGCAAGGCCGGTCGGTGCACCCTCGCAATGGTCTCGTGTCGTGGCAAGTTGCTTGTACGCGAGCGATCACGACGGCGAAGGATTGCAAAAAGCTCGTGAAGGCAGGGAGCTCGGCCAAGGGCTCCGGCGGCACTGGTCATATCGACAACGTCGATGCACTCATAAACGCGCTCGCGGCGTTGCGGGCGGTAGAGATCGAAACGGCCGCGTATGGTGCCAATGGTGGCGCTGTCGTCGGATAACTCTTTGGGGATGGCATGAGCCTATTTAACTGGTTTCCAGCGGACCGCCAGACCGTCATTAACGGCGTTCGCTTTGCGATCAGCTACGCGCCGGGTTCCGACGAGGCCCGCTACCGCGTCGACTTGCTCTCCATTCCGGCCATTAGTTCGGCGGTGGAAATCAAATCGAACGACGTCGCGCAAATCCCTTGCCGCGTCTACCTGCGCACGGATAACGGCCGCGTACACCAGCCCGGACCGCTCGACCGTCTCTTAAGTCAGCAGCCAAACCGCTTCCAAAACGCCGCGACGTTTTGGAAAACGGTGGCGATGCAAGCAACGCTCGGCGAGTGCTACGTTTCCACTCGCGGCGGCGAGCTCACCATCCTCCCCTATGGCACCGCCATTCGCTACGTCACCAGCGCCGGCGAAGTCCGATACGCCACGACGTACACAGCCGGCGAATTGCAACAAATGAAGAATCTTCCCGCCGGAGCCCCCGTCATTAAGGACGATTTCGCGTACAACGAAGTGCTCCATTTCTGGACCTTCCAAGATGAATACGGCGTGCCGATCCCGATGCGCACGCGATTCCGCCATGTGCTCGGCCTGGGCTCAGATATTTACTCGTATTCGTGCAACGTGTACAACCGCGGCGGAGTTATCGCCGGATACCTCTCGACGGATGCGAAGATTGCCGACACCCAAAAGGCCGGCGTAATTCAAGCATTTAAGTCGCTCTTTCGCGGCGCGAAATCACAGCCTCAAAACGCCGACGGCTCGTGCTCACCGGCCGGCAACGAAATGCTTATGGCGGCCGTCGACAACGGGTGGAAATTCAATGCCCTCAATCTTTCCCCCCAGGAAATGCAGTTGCTTCAAGCGAAAGAGGATTTGCAGCGGGACTTTGCGCAGATAACGAATATGCCGCTTTGGAAGCTCGGCGTTTTGAAGGATTACCACTACTCCACGGCCGAAAGTGCTCAGCGGGAATATTTGCAATCGGCTCTCAACCCACTCCTCAAGCAAATCGAATGTGAGCTCAATTGCAAGCTCGTGCACCCCCTCGACCGCGATGCCCTCTATATCGAATTCAATCGCGAAGCCCTCGTGAATATCGACGCTAAGACAATGGCTGAGGTTGACGATATCGCGGTAAAGAATGGGTCGATGAGCACGGACGAATTTCGCGAGCGGCGCAATCTTCCGCACTCCGGCCACGGCATTTTTCAGATTCCGGTAAACGTCACCTCCGCCGAATTCCTCGTGAAGAATGAGGCCCTTAAATTGGAGTCGGCGGCCCTCGACGTGCGGATTAAGGCCGCCCAGCTCGCAGCGGGAGGCACTACCACGCCGGCGACGTTCACCATTCCCGCACCCGCCGACCCCGCTTCCCAGGCGGAGGCCCCTCCGGCCGCGGCGGAGGCCGATGGCGCAACCGCCGCCGACGCGGCCGACGTCGAGGCCGGCGAGCCCGCTACCGATTACGTGGCGAGCCTCCGGAGCATTCGGGCGAAGCACGCCGCAGATTTGACGGCGGAGCGGATGGCCGACCCTGACGCAATGGCCGCGATCGTGCGGGCGGTATGTGCGGATGTGGGGGCGTTGCATGGTGTGGCCGATCATCTTGCCGCCTTCGCGGACAAATACACGGCGAGCGCAAACAAGCGAATTTCCGGCGGCAAGTCCGACCCCGCCTACGAAATGAGTCGCGCGGTTAACGCGGCGAATCATGAGGCGATGCGACTCGCGCATGGCGTGCGGGCTCGCGTGCGTTGGGTTGGCGGCGCGAACGATGGGCAATCGCGGTGCATTATGGAGCCCTGGGCGCACGGCCTTCGCCACCCGCCTCTATCGGCCGACGACGTCGATTGCTTTCTTGTTCCGGACACCGCGTAAATCCGGACAGCTTGCCCCCTAGTGTGAAGACTTTGCTTTTACACTAGGGGCACCGGCAATGGCGAAGAAAATCGAAGGTTGGCTAATCCGCTATAACGAGATGAGCCGGCCCATTGAGTTGCCCAGCGGGCGAAAGGTTTTCGAGGTTATCCAATCCGACGCCTTCGCCGAGTCTGTCGCCCAAATCGTCGCCGGCACCGCCACGATCGAAGCGAATATTGAGCACATCGACGACGCCATTTCGCGTATTGGCCTATCCGGCAAAAACGTGCTCATCGAGAATCGCGCCGAAGGCGTATACGCAACCATTAACCTGCTTGACGATTCCCTTTCCGCCGACGTTTTCGCGAAGGCCCAGGCCGGCATTGTTACCGGCCTAAGTGTTGAGTTTGACCCGTCGCCAGCCAATGCCGAGCCCTCTTACGAGCTCGTCGATGGCAACTACCTCCGCAAGTGGTCAAAGCTCACCCTCCGCGGCTTCGCTATCACCGTCGCCCCCATGTATCCCACCTCGCAAATCGTGAAGGCGTCCGAAACGGCCGACGCCCCCGCGGCCCGCTCTATCGGGTCGACGGAGGTTGCGAAGATTCGCGGCGAAATCGCCGCGATGGAATCGCGTACCGCCGAGGCCGCCGAACAAGCCAAGCGGTCGCAATGGGACATTTACGAACGCCAAGCTTTCATCCTGGGCATTCGCCCGTAAGCAACGGGGCTCCGTCGGGAGCTCGCAAACGGCGTGTTGCCGGGATCGTGTTTTGATTCTCTTTAACCCCCAACAAAAGGAAGACACTGTGACCCTTTCCGAAATGAAGGCCCGTTATCAGGCGATTCTCGACGGCGCGAAGACGGCGAATCGTTCCATGACGTCGGCCGAAACGACCGAGCTCGACAAGCTCAAGGCGGATATCGCCCGCATCGAATCCGAAGCCGCGGAAGGCGTGCGTAACGCCCAGCAGGACCGCAGCGCCGCGGCCGCACGTCAGTCCGAAGCGAAGCCCCAGGACGTCGACAAAAACACTTACCTCCGCAGCATCGCCAAGGGCTCCGCGGATGTGGGTAATAAGGAAGTCGTCGCCGACGTCGTGCGCCAGTTCAATCTCACCAGCCCGATTTTCGCCGCGCATACCAACGTGCAGCGCCGGTCGACGGGCAACGCGTACCAGTTTACGCAGATCGCCAAGGGCGGCGCGGGCTACGTCAAAACCGAAGGTGCGGCCGGCACCACGGACAGCGCTTCGACGGCGACGATGGTTGCCCAGGCGTTTAAGACCTACAGCGGTCAGAAAATTCTTGTTACGCAGGAAGCCCTTGACGACTTCGAAGCGGATATCGCGGCCGAAGTGCTCACGCTGGGCCTCGCGAAATCGACCGTTGCGTTTGGTGTCGATTGCGTCACCGCCCTCAAGTCCGCTTTCCTCGTGTCGACTACGTTTACCCCCACGCAGACGGCGGCGACTTCCTGGGCCATGGCCGACCTCGTCGCCGCCTACTACGAAATCCCCGTGCGGAATCGTACTGGCGTCAAGTTCATCTGCGCCCCGGCGACGGCTAAGGCGCTCGTCTCCCTCCTCACGTTGGACAACGGCCCCCAGGCCGCGGCGATCGGCCTCAAGCCGGAAAACATCGTCGAGGACGACAGCGTGGATACGGACGTGTGTTTCTTGGGCAACATCACTCTCGCCCTCGCCGTCGGCATGAAGGTGCCCGTTCGGACTTTCATTCAGGAAGTCTCCGAAGGAAAGACGTTCGAGGTGCAGCCCCGGTTTGCGGTCGGCCTCCGCGATGGCACGGCCCTCTCCGTCCGCCTCCGCAAGCAATCGTAAGCGGCCCAGCCTACCCCTTCATTGTGATTCGCCCGCGGCGGGGGACACCTCGCCGCGGGCCTTGCTAAAGGCTCTCTATGCCCGTCGACTCGAAAAAACTCCTCAACCGCGTGAAAACCGAATTGCGGATTGTGGGCACGATCGACGATGCTCGCCTTTGCCACCTCATCGACGAGGCCGTGTATTCACTCCAAACCTTCAAGCGGAAAACGCTCGTCGACACCGTAACAGACGCCACGGCCCAGGCGGCACTATCGCCCCTCGATATCCGCTACGTGATTCTCTACGTTGCGATCCAATACGACGGCAGCGACGGCCTCGACGCCGCCCTTGCCGCCGTGCTCGAACAAGTGCGGGAGAAGTAATCGTGGATTCTCGCAAGCTACGAAGCCACATTGGGTGGCAGCGGCCCGTTTACACGAGCAATAACCGTAACGGGGAAAAGTTGACAGCCTGGGCTGACGTTCGCGGGGATTACGCCGCGATTGAGCCCCTTTCCGGCCGACAACTGGAAATCGCCAAAACCTTTGCAGCCACCACAACTCATCGCGTCACAGTCAGGTACCAAAGAGACGTCCAGATCGGATGGCGATTTACGTACGCCGGCCGCGCCTTCACTGTCGACGGGTTTATTAACGTCCACGAGTTGGGCAAAGAACTTACGCTCTTTTGCACTGAGGTTCACCCGAAGTGAGCGCCGACGGCACACGTTTTAAATTGGTGGGCGGTGATGAGCTATTTCGACGGCTTCACGAGTTGCCGGCAAAGGTAGCAAAGACGATCGGCCGTCGCGCTCTCCGCGATGGCGCGAAAGAGATTCTTTTGCAGGCAAAGGCGAATGTTCCCGTTAGGTCGGGACGGTTAAAAAAATCGTTGAAGGTCAGAGCCGGCAAGCAACGCAAAAAAGAAACCATTTCCGTGCTCGTTAGCACCGGCAAGAAATGGTTCACGGGCGACACCTTCTACGGCGCATTCGTAGAATTTGGCCACCGATTCGGCCGCCGCCGCCTTGGCAATTCCCGTCGCAAGGTCGATGGAAAGCGCTTTGTCGAGCGAGCATATGAGGAGCGACGCGAGGCCGCCGCTACGAGAGTTTTAGATTCGTTGCGAACGGGTATTGAAGCGGAGGCCGGCAAGTGAGTGCATTGGAGGCAGTCTATTCGCGGCTCTCGGCCACGCCGGACGTTACTGATTTAGTGGGGGCGAACATAGAGCCCCAAACCGCCAACCCCGCCGATCGCTTTCCGGTCGTTCTATTGCAAGAGTCGTCGTTAGAGCACTCAGGGACGCACGGCGGGTCAGATGGTATCGCTACGGCAAGGCTCTCGATTAGTTGTGAGGCGACGAGCTACACGACGGCCAGCGACGTCGCGGCCGCCGTTCGGGCAAGCTTGAATTTCCAAAAGGGTGCATGGGGCGGCGTGGTCATACAGGGAAGTTTCGTCGACGACGAGGCCGAAGACTACGAATTCTTGAACGGCGAAAACGTTTTTTATGGCACGACGATCAATGTGACCGTCGTTTACGAACTTTGATAACTCCATTTTTGGGGAACGATAGCCATGGGCGAAAGTGTTGCACGTATCGGGTTTGGAATGTCTTTGGGCTACAGCGACACCGCGGAGGGGACGCCGACGCCGCTCGTTGACCTCATCGAAATCAAGCCCTTCGGTATCAGCGTCGACGAGGCGGAAACTACGCATCATGCGTCTCCGGATTCCGCGGAAGAAACTGAGGCAGGGCTGATTAAGTTTCAGCCGTTGGAGGCGAAGGTTTCCTGGACGAAGACGGCCTATCCGTCGTTCACCGCGCTACTCCGGCTTACAAAGTATTGGACTGTTACCTATCCTGGTGGGTCGAAAGACGTGTTCCCTGGATTCATTATTGATATCTCCCCTGAGACGCCTCTTAAAGAGCGGATGACGTGCTCGCTGAAAATCAAACCCAAGGGCCTTTCTGTCTTCACGCCGGCAGCCTAATCGCCGGACTGCGCCACCGATAGTATGAGGAATGTTGCACAAGGGGACGGGCCGCGTGCCCGTCCCCGGCCTTTGAGGAATGAAAATATGGCGCTTAATAAGTTTGCAATTCTCGGCTCCCAAGATCGCCCGTCTAAATCCGTGGATGTTCCGGAATGGGGTGGGACCGTAAACATTGCCACCATGTCGGGCGCGGAGCGGGACGCTTTTGAGTCCGACGTTTGCGGGGGCGATGGAAAAGTGCGGACTCAGAATATCCGCGCGAAACTTCTCGTGCGGTGCATTGTTGACGAAGCCGGCGGGCGAGTCTTTACTGACGCCGACGCCGACGAGCTCGGAACAAAAAGCGCGGCCGCTTTGGATCGCCTGTTTGACGTGGCGCGCAAGCTTAATGGCTTGTCGAAACAGGACGTCGAGGAACTCGCAAAAAACTGATTAACCGCCCCGAGAGATTGTTTTACTTTCGGATGGCGGAACATCGCCAAATATCCGTCGAGCAATTGCTTGCCGCCTATTCCTCGCACGAGCTCTCGGAGTGGCGAGCGTACTACTCGATATACCCGGAGCCGCAAGAGCGCGCAGAAATCATCGGGGGGAACATTGCGGCAACCATGTATAACGCGTGGCGGGGGCGGGAGTCTTCAGCGATCAGCGCGTACGACTATGTAACGAAGCCGCCCGCGTCTGTCGATTCGGAAAACGACGAGCCCCAGGAAGTAAAGACCGCCCGCACGTTCGACGTCATGGGCATGCTGAGAGGTGCACCATCGCAACCGTCGGTTCATTGAATGTTGTCCTATCTGCCAACACGGCCGAATTCACTACGAAGCTTGAAAGTGCGGCCAAGAAAACGAAGTCGTTTGGGCAATCCCTGGGTGGCCGGGATGACATGCTTAAGTGGATTGGCCTAAGTAGTGGGTCTATTACCGCCCTTTCAACCGGCGTTACCGCCGCAACGGAGGTTGCGCACGTATTTGCCGAAGCCGGCCGAGAAGTTGCGGAAGTGGTGGTGCGCATCGCGGAGACGATTGGGGAGTGGATTGCGCAATCCACGGAGGCCATTGACGCCGCAACAAAGATGGCCGGCTCGCTTGGCATTTCGACGGAAGCGTTTATGAGCCTTGGCGCGGCGGCACAAAAAGAGGCGAATGTCGGGAGCGAGCAATTTGTTAGCGTGTTGCTCAAAATGTCGAAGACGCTGGGCGAGGCATCCATTAAGGGCGGCGACGCCGAAGATACCCTTACCCGGCTGGGGCTGTCCATAAAGTTGGTCAGCTCGCTCCCCGTGGACAAGCAATTCACTGCGATTGCCGATGCCATTTCCCGCCTTCCATCGCCGATGGAGAAGGCGGTAGCGGCGACGTCTCTCTTTGGGAAAGAGGGGGGCCGTCTTCTCCCCTTGCTGGATAAGGGTGCCGCTGGCATTGAGGAATTGCGACAGCAAGCTATTGAATACGGCGCGGCCGTGCGGCAATTTGACGCGGGCTCCATTTCCAATATGAAGGATCAGCTTGAAGAAATCCAAATGAAGTGGACGGGCATCAAAAACACCCTCACTATCGCCCTTGCTCCGGCAATCTCCGGAATCGCCACCCTCTTAAGCCAAGCGATCCCCCCGGCGAATGAACTCCGCGCGGATTTCGAGTCGGCGCTTTACTATGTGGCGGCCACCGTAGATTCCCTGGGAACGATGGGCGAAGTGCTTGCGATGCTGGCGGCAAACCATCCGCTCGACGCCTTCAATCTAGCCATGCATCCAGAGACGACCTTTGTAGACTTTGTGCAGCTCGTGTCGAAGGCTTCCGATGCTGCTGCCCGCAACATACACAAAATCCCCGCGGCGATTGGAGACGCGGCCACCAATTCGGTAGAGGCAGCAAAGTCCATCCAGGCATCTATCGACGCGATCAAAGTTGAGGCGGCAACGGCCGGCATGAATCGCCTCAATAAGACTCTCACTGAATTGCTGATTAAGGGGCATGTGAGCGCCAAACAGCTTTCGGAGGTTGCGTCGGCGATTATCCAAATTGAGGCCGCGGCCCAAGCCAAACGGATCACCGATTTTCTCGACGGCCTAAAGACCGATGCGGCACTCACCGGGCTGGAAGGCATGGCGAAGGTCATGCGCCAGCTTGACCTAATGCAAGCGCCGGGATGGGCGAAAAAGCTAGCGAAGGATTACCAGGATTCTATCGACCAAGCGAAGACGCTTGTTGATTGGGCGGAGCGAATCAAAAAAGAGCACGAAGACGCGGAGACGCCTCTCGATAAATACCTTGCTCGGATGAGGGAGATTAACGAGGAAGTCGGCATCGGCCTTAACTTGGAAATCGCCCGACGCGCCGCGGCCAAGGCATATCAAGAATTGCAAAATTCTTATAAGAGCAATGATCCGGGGGTTATCTCGGCGAGGGAGGTTCGGTTTGGTCAGATGCCCGCCGTGCCGTCGCGGCAAGACCCGTCCCAGGCGATTGTCGACGCGGTGAAGGCCGCAAAGGCCACCGAGGATAGACAGCTTGCGGAGCAACAATTAACGAATCGTTTGCTCCGCGATAACGGTATCGCCGTCTTTGATATCGGACAGTAATGGGGTAATGGTGTATGCCAGTAGTTTCCGTAACAAAAGTATTTAATGAGCGGATTGTGCGGGATGCCGGCGGCATCCGTTTGTACGAGAATTACCGCGTGGCGGTAAGCGCCCTTTCAGATAGCATCGGGTTGGCGGTCGCGGCCGTAGACCCCGCCACCTCCCTAGCGGTCCCAAACCAAACCGCCGGCCGTGTTGTCGAGGTTCCGATTGAGGGGGGAGAATCTGTACCCTGCTATCTGCAATCCGTGGAGCCCCAGCGAGGGGCGAATAAGCTGGAATTCATTGTACTTTGCACGTATCAATCCCAGGGGTTAACGGCCGAAGGTCCGGCCGATGCGAACGTTAACGGCAATTGGTCGCTTTCCTTCGGCGTTAGGGCGATCGAGGTTACCGAAAAGGTTTCCGTAGATAAGGACGGGAATGCGATCCTTAATGCGGCGGGCGAGCCGTACGACGATGTTACCAAAACCTTCTACGATGAAGAAATAACGATTTCCTTTAAGACGCTAAACCCACCCGTCGACGCCATTGCTGACCTTAAAGGGAAGACGAACGACGCCTCGTGCGAGTTCACGATCAACGGAGTAACACGTACCTTCCCGGAGAACACACTGAAGTTTTTTGACTGGGAATACAGCTATTCCGATTCAGAGGCCGGCTACTGGACGGTATCTCTAAAATTTTACGAGCGGCCGGACGGATGGACGCGATTCTTTATCAATGAAGGCACATACTACCTGGACGCCGACGGAAACCGCGTGCCCGCACCGTTCGGGGGGAAGTGCCTACTTGACCTTACCGGGAAGTTGTTGCCCGCAACGGAGGACCCCGCAGATTACACGACTATTGTAAATCTTGAAAAGCGTGGCGATTTTTCCCCCTTATTCGACGGCCTTTGATGGTGAGTTGTGAACGGAAAAAACCGTGCGATAACGTTTAGTCCAAAGGACGCGGGCCGAATTCGTCGCGCAGTTTTGAAATCGGAGGAGACTGCCGGCGATCCCCAATCGCACGGGAGTGGGGAGCTGCCCCCGACAAGCGGGTTTTGGGCGAAGATTACGGGCTCGGCGAATCATGGCACTAATTCCAACCGCAAGCGGTACGCTTGGACGGAGCAACGCCCTACACTCGACGGTTGGGAAGACTTGCCCGGCGGCCGGAGCGGCACGACGTCTGCCGGATACGCCCTCAATTCCATTGAGGCGAATAACCCATTCACGGCCGGAATGATGGGAAACTCCGTCAACACCTCTGTCACCTCGACAAGTCTCGCATCGGCGCAAGGCAATCCCGTTGTGTGGATGCGGCATGTATGGGCTTGGGATGCCTCGTCGTCCGTATGGGTCTACACGCCTCGATTCAGTTACGAAAACAGCGTTGATTGCGGGAGTTAATATGGCGGGGATGAACTGCAAATGTTGCGTCGGTTGCGATACCGGAAGGTGCCCGAAGCTCCTCTCACAGTGTTATCAGATTGCCGATTTCAGTGCATCTATGTTTCCCGCCAGTGAGTACCCGGACGCCATAGCCAAGTCTGCCGGGGGCACCAGCGCGGGAGCGGACTTCGCCGATTGGGACGGGCGGTTCTTTCAAGGCGGCGCGCCCGGTGGTTGCACCGGATTGGGGTGGATGGGGTGGGTGCCTCGCGTTGCCACCACGACGTCCGATCACCCTACGTGGTCCGAAACCTCCCCTATAAACAGCAAGCTCCTCCGGTTCAAATTGTACTATTCGCCAAGCGGCGATGGCGTGTTGGAAGTCGGCGGAAGCATATCGCCCGCGTGCTCGTGGACGCTGCTTATCACTCAGCCGAATGCGGACGGCTCCGAGCCCCCGTTGGCGAGGTACGTTTTAGCGGGAGGCGACGAGCCGTCCGGGGTTTTTACAAGGGATTTCGGAACCTCCGCATTCCCCGACACCCTCACCCTTGCCCGAAACACCGGCTGCATCGGGATATCGTCGGGCACAATCTCCGCCGATGAAACCGTCTGGAATATCGACGGGTCGACGCATCAAAAGGGATTCACTCTAACGACCAGCTTTGGTACGACGTTTCGGGTGAGAGCTTCGGAGTTTGCAGACGGAAGCGATGAGTTTGGCTTTTATCCCCGGCTCTCAACAGATACCCCGTGGTTGTCAATAGACACCCCGTTGCCTCCGTCCACTATTGAAATCATTTCGCACGCCAGCCCCAGCACAACGGAGACGCCGTATGGCTTGGGAATCTCCGCCCACAGCAACACTACCGGCTCCCCCCGCACCGGCTTTGTGCGCGTTGAGTTGTTGGCAGGGGATTCGGTTGTATCTCATGTGGATATAACCGTAAATCAATCTCCGGACGTTCCGTGCACTACCCCGGTTTCGGTCGACCTCCCCGACACGCTCACCCTCACGACAAACAGCCTCCCCACACCGTGCGGCGACGGAGACGGGCCGGGCAATGCGGCTTTCGCCCTCACGAAGTCGGGCACCACCTATGCGAGCGGCGACGGCGCTTGGCAGGGGTATTACGGCGGCTCAACTTGGGTGTTTGACTACACCGATCCGATCAGCGAGGAGGTACTAGTGTCGTTTTACGTTCCCGCCGACACCTCCGATTGCTCCCCCCAACTCGGCGACATGCTATGGAATGAGGGGCAATGCGGCGACGAGGAAAGCACTTATGCGGTGCTCTCGTGACGGTCGGCAACTGCGTCCATTCAATCGACCGGGGGAGGCGTACGACCGCGGGGTGTGCGGTGGGCCTGGGCCGCGGCGGCATTGTCCCCCTTGGAATGTGCAAGGGTGTCGCCTGCGCCTCTCGCGTCCCCGTGACGTCGGACTCGCCGCCAGCTCCCGCGACACCTCCCATACAGATCACCGTGCGGGGGGGCTCGTGCCTCTGGAAACGCACGCAAGGGCCGAGATTGTGGGCGGAGTTGCACGCATGGGCCCAGGGCTACGCCGGCGATCGCGCGGCCGCCGCGGCGTGGTTGGCGGCGTTCGCCGGTCGCATCGGGTGCACGGAATGCGCCCAGCACTGGCAAGAGCTCGTCGCGGCCTTCCCGCCCGACTACACGAGCGAGGACGCCCTCTATCTCTGGACCGTCGCACGGCATAACGACGTCAACCGCCGGTTAGGTAAGGTGGAGTGGGAGCCAGCAAGAAGCCTCTGCGCTATCTAACGGGACGCTTGAAAACGTATTGTGTGGCATTGCCGCTGCTGAGGGAGTTTGCGGAAACCATTTCCCATCCTTCATTTCCGGCTAGGTTCAATAGATCGAGAATACTCAGAAATTCACCCTTCCCACCCATCTTTCGATGAAGCTCGGATAGGGAGTCGGCGTTAATCATTTTTCCCGGTGCCGAGAACTGCTGCGTCGAAGTTCCAAGAAAAATGATCGCATACTCCCATTGCGTTCGTTGGGTGTGCGAATCCGCACTTGAAGTCTGCGTTGTTCTTGGGGGCATCGCGGGCATGTTGCCGTCCCGAACCGCCCGCGCGGAAACTTGGGCGAATGCCGCTGCGCTGCCAGCCAGAAACAAAATACCGCACGCCAAAAAACGTCGCATTCCTATTCTCCTCAGACGAATCGTTATCTCAGCTCTCCAATCACCTTACCCGCATCCACCGGTGAAGAAAAGCCCGTCGTCCGGACAATGGACGGGGTAGGGTGAGGTTTACATTCTATGAAACGATTACATCCCGTGGCGTTGTGGCGTTGCCTGCGTCGCGCCCGAAGGCTCGCCCTCACGATAAGTGGCGTGCTCGGCGCGGTCGCGTGTTGGGCCGGCCCTCGAATCTACTCGGCGGCCGACGGCTATTTACGTTCCACCATCCGCGAACAGGCGGCCGACGTTGCCGCGACGCAAGCCGGCCGCGTTGCCGACCTTGAAAAGGCGGCGGCCGCGAACGTGCTACACGACGCTGTTTCCGATGCCAATCAGGCGAACATCAAAGAATCGCTCGACAAATTGGAGCAAACCGTAACAAGTCGATTTAACCGGCTCGAAAACAAGTTGGACCGGGCCATGGGGGGCGACGTCAACCCGCCGACCGGCGTAGCGAGAGCGAAATAATGGCATATAAGAAATTCGTCGCATTCTCATGCCCGCACTGCCCATTGCAGGATAAGGAGGCCGTCGATTGGCTTTTGGGTCGAATCGACGGCCTCCGGCCGGATGTGGTCGTGCACCTGGGCGATGGGCATGAGGCCGACAGTGCGAGCCGATGGCCGAGCGAATATACGTGGGGAATTAAAGACGAATTCAAGGCCCACAACGCATTCCTCCGCGATATCCGAAAGGTTACTCGCCGCGGTACCCGGCTCGTCTTCCTTCCCGGCAACCACGACGACAATTTTCAAGCCGTCGGCCGGCTCCCCGACAAGCTTCGCGGCGCGCTGGACTATCGCGACGCCGTGCACGAGCCGGAGCTCGCCGAGCATTGGGAAATTGCCGCGGAGTATGACTACCACCGCACACGGGGCGTCTTCCGCCTGGGGCAAGTCGCATTCGCTCACGGGTACGAGGCCGGCGTTAACGCCGACAAATTCCACGCCGTCATGCTCGCCGATCCCGGCGGACTCTACGTGGGCGGGCATTTGCACCGGCCGACGATGGGTATCCAACGCGCTTCGCTCACGGCCGCGGTGCCGCTCCCGTATTGGTACGCAAACCCCGGCTGCCTTCGCAACCTCTCGCCCCAATACATGCGCCGGCAGCGGAAGCACAATTGGGGGCAAGGGCTCGTGCATGGTGAGTGCAACCCGTTGGCGCGGGGCCGGATTAAGCCGGATTGGAAAGCACACGTCGAAATCTTCCGCATGTCTGACGCGGGCGAATAACTAGCACACCCGCGAAGCCTCTACCCCTGACCGTTGGGGCACGCTCAACGCCGCGGGTTTTCTTTAACACTGTCCCCCGGCCCCTCCTCTCCCGGCCCGCGAGCCGGTGACGAATCGGGGGTTTTCATACGCGAGGCCCTATGGCGTTTATCACGAAGGCATCCGGCAAACGTCAGAAGTTTTCCACCGGCGCTCGTCGCGATTGCCCGGCCGGCAAGGGCCGATACGACCTTATTTCCCCCCTCTTCCTCCGCCGGCTCGCCCTCGTAATGGAGCGGGGCGCGGAACACTACGGGGATCGGAATTGGGAAAAAGGAATGCCATTGGGGCGTTTCATGGAATCGGCCTTCCGGCACCTCTCGCAATTCGTCGAGGGCCGACGCGACGAGGATCATTTGGGGCAGGCCGCCTTTAACATCATGGCCGCAATCCATACGGGCGAGGCAATCGAACGCGGCATCTTGCCCCGCGAGCTCGACAACCTCCCCAACTTCCTTCCCCAGCAACCGAAAGCCCGCCGGCGACGTCGGCGGTAACGCTACCCGCCCCGCGACGGAACACTAGGTGCAGCCCATAGAACGTCGCGGGGTTTCTTCCTTCAAATCATGGTGAACCGTGAAAGCCACGAAAGCCATAGGGCTCCTATTGGCGTTCGGTGTCGGCGCATTCGCGTGCGCCCCGCGCATCGCCGTCGCCCCCTATAAACCGTCGCCCATGGTTGCGCCGGCAGCGGGGACGACCGTGGTAACGGTAGGCGGCCTTTGGGAGGGGCCAACGTCGTCGCGCCTTGAGCCCATAGCGAGGGCCGCGGAGGCCCAGGGCGGGCTCGTGAGGCGTTACGCGTGGGATTCCCGTGGCATCGACCTATCCGGTGCCAGCGGGGCCGTTGTGGCGATCGGCTACAGCTACGGCGGCGATACGCTTGCCCGCCTTTCCTTCGCCCAGCGTATCGACGTGCTTGTTTTAGTCGACCCGGTGCGGCATGGCTTCCACCAGGGCGAGCCGATCGCGGTTGGGCCGAGCACGGGGCGGGTTATTTTGTACGTGCGGAAGGGCCGGGGGCTCCCCGTGTCGTCGCCGACGGTTACCGGGGCTCCGGTAGAGGTACACGAGTTCGATGCGAGCCATACGGGCATCGTGGGGGCCGTCGCACCGGCCATTGTTGAATCTATCGCTGCGGAGCCGCCGCGGGCCGTTTCAAGGGGGCCGCCCTAGTCGGCCGGGGAGTCGTGTTGCGTGTTACCTTTGGATTGAAAGGCAAAAAGTGAAAGAACGTTGCAGGCGGGCGGGGGAAATTGTCGCGGGTGCACTGTTGTTCCCGGCCCTAATTTTCCACGTCGTCGCACTCTCGTTAGTGGTAGCGTTAGCCGTGCCGCTTTACGTAGTGGCATGGTTGGCCGACGAGGCCGGCGACACCCTATGGGTCGTATCTCGCGGCGTGCATGCATTCCGCGAAGGTGTGACCGGCCGCGAGTAGGCCCCCGCTAAAACCCACACAAAAAGCCGCGGGGCTCGCCCTTCCGATGGAAGGGTGAGCCCCGCATTCTTACGATTTGGCGGATTCGATATATTTTCGCAAGTCTTCCGGATCAATCTTTATTAATCCAGATATGCGAACAACACGGAGCTCCTTTCTTTGAATTATGGTATGAACAGTTCTTTCGGATACCCCCAGAAGGTCGGCGGCCTCTTCTTTTGTCAGTAGCCTAGGAATGGGAGAATCGCTGGGCCCCTGTCGTACGACAACGGGAAAGCTCCACCCGATTTGGATTTTTGGGCCGGAGGAAGGGGCGTCATATCGCCTATCCCACGGCGGAATTGAATTTCGCTTCAATTGTACCCTCCTTTATTTTCAGTAAGTGCGAAGGCTTTAGGCTTAGCGAGCACAGAAAACTACCATTTTCGTATTGTTCGATTTTGTATGCCATGCCCATCTGACACAAGGCGGCGGCCATGTCCCGGGACGCCGCGTCTTCACAAATAAACGTAGCGTGGTTGGCGAACAAGCAAATTGCAGTAAAAAGCTTTGATTCGTCGGCACACCTTGACGGACGACCCCCCTTAGAAAATGCCGCAATTCGATCGGGGGGAAGGATGCCGGTTCGCTTTATTCGCTCGTGCAACTTAGTGCCGCGCAGTTGATCTGTCCAAATCATCACCTCTCTACTGAGTGGCGTGCCGGTCGATTGGGATAGCAAGATTAGTTCAATGTGTTTTCGTATTTCGTTGGCCGCCGCGGCGTCAATCTTTCCTGGGCGAATCGTTTTCCGCCTACCCTCTTTGTCTGCAAATTGAATGCGGCAAAGGCCGCCCGAGTCAAAGGATACGCTAGCCATTACCCCTCACCCCCTTCCTCGTCGCCCTCGCCTTCCTCCGGTTGCTCGCCTTCCATCTTCTCTCCACATGGGCAAGTCGGAGTGCCCATTTCCAGCCACTTCGCCGTTGTGCGCGCCGTGTATCCGCACTTTGGGCATTCAAGTTTTAGCATCCGCGTGCCCTGCTTTTTCTTCATTGGGTCTTCGCCGACACCGAGCATTCCATGGGGATAGGGGCCAAGCCGGGCGGATATGTCGGCGAGGGCTCGTGCGAGCTCGTCGCCGGCCACGGTGGCCGTCATTTGACCTTCGAGGCCAACGGCCTTCGCCACCGTCTTAAAACGCCCCTTGTGGCCTTCCTCGACACCGACGTAGGCGTGTATGAGCTCGTGCAAGAGGACGTCGAGCACGCGGGCGGATTGATCCAGCTCCGGCGAAATGAAGATTTCGTAAACGCCATCTTTCGAGCCCGACTTGCAAAAGCATTGCCCTATCGCGTGCACGCCCTTGCCGCCCTTTTTTCGCCGCCCCAGGGGCCACCCCACCGATACGCGAAGCTTCGGCCGGGGGCCGGCCTTCGCGCGTTCTAGCATCCCTTCCATGGCCTCCGCCGCAAGTAGTAACCACGCCTCCCGCGTGCCCGCGCCCACCTCCGCCCGATGATCCAACAAGAGAGCCGATTTCATTAGTTTTCGCCTTTCGTCAACCGGAACAATTCTGCTTTAAGTCGCTTCGCGCGTTGCCGCGCCTTTTCAAATCGCTTGAACGCCCTCGACACTTCGGCCGCCCGCTCCTCTAATTCGTTGAGCGCCGCCCGGTATTGCGAGTCGACAATCCTTGTCGATCGGGGACGCTTCCGCTTTGGTGCCCTGGGGGAGAGGCCGAGCGAATACTCGACTTCTCCGAGTCCCACTTTTTCCAAGCCGTCGGGGATGCCGTCGGGAATATCGTTTGCCATGGGGTTATCTCCATGAAAGAGCGGCGGGGGCCGCGCCGCCAGCGGGGTTAGAATTCCGAAGGGAGCATGATTGTTACGACGGGTTCGCCGGCATCTCCGCGGCCGTACTCGGCGAGGATCGGGGCACCCGACGCGATAAACCTCGTAACCCCCCTACCGGCGATCCCTTCCCGTTGGAAAGCGCGGACCGTGGCGAGTAAGAGGGCGGCGCGGGCGACGAATTCTTTGCACCGATCATTGCCCGGTACGTCTTCCTCCGCGGCTCCCAGGGCGGCGGCAGTAATGGCGACGGGGCAGTTAAAGCCCATCCGGCTGGCGGCTGCCGTCGCGTCGACGAGCACGCTGTCGGCGATCGCCTGGGCACGGGTGTGGCGTTCGCTCCGGTAGATGCTGAGGGGGATTGCTAGGCAGACAACGTTTCGCAT